GGTGAGTGCATTGATTTGTTTATGAAGTTAAGCAAGTTAGGTCAAGACTTTCAGTCAGCTCAACAGAGTGGTATTCGACCACCACCTCCCTCGGCTAATTAAAATTAAGGAGTAAATCATGACGATGCCATCATCGGGGCCTATATCATTAAATCAAGCAAACACTGAGTTAGGCCGTTCTGCAACTGCTACTTTAGAAATGAATGACTCCGCACTTCGTGCTCTTGCAGGTGTTGGTGGTAGTGGTACAACTTGGGGTATGAACTCGTTGTATGGTAAATCTGCTGTAACAATTTCTCTAGCACCTTTAGTGGGTGTATACGGTCTTGCATATCCGGGTAATACTGCTTACGCTGAATACATTTTCAACAGTAACGGAACCATACAAACTGGCACTAGCGATGGGGGTATACAAGGTTCGGGTAACTGGGCAACGCCAACCACTACTAGCATTGGTTCAAGTTATTGGATAAGATTTACGCAAACTGGTTCTTCTGGTGGCCCTATAACCGATACGGGTAACGCAAGAGGAGTTTGGATTCAAATAACACCGGTTTTATCTTTTGGCATTTCAGTAACAGCAAATGGCGCATTTTACAAACAATACACTGTTCAAATTGCAACTGATAGTGGTGGCTCCAACATTGTTGCAACAAAAACTGGCGTTGAAATAGGCGCTGAAATTATATTTTAAAATAGGAAGTCACTACCTAACTTTAGTGACAATTTAAAGGAAAATAATAATGGGAAAAAATGAAAAGACACCCGTAACTATTGATGGTGTAGAATATAAATACGAAGACATGACTCAAGAACAACAGATGTTTCTTAACCATGTTTCAGACTTAGATCGTAAACTTGATTCAGCACGATTCAATGTAGATCAATTACAAGTAGGTAGAAATGCTTTCTTCGCTTTGTTGAAGCAAGCCCTTGAAGTTAAACAGGAACCTGACATCCAAGACGTAGAAGTAAAGGCATAATAGATGAACATCATTCAAGAACAAGAAGTAAGCCACTCACAGATATATGAACGACTTCTTTTGTTAGAAGCCAAAGTAGATAAACTAGATAAAAATACAGAGGAAGTTGTTAAAGCTTTTAATGCTGCTCAAGGTGCATTCATTGTTCTTGAATGGTTTGCCAAAGCAGTTAAACCAATAATTATTGTTGGTGCATTCTTTGGAGCCATATGGCTGGCTATTGATAACAAGCTACATTTAAAATGAAGTGGCTTTTAGCTGCAGTATTATTGATGGTATCAGTAGCATCTTCTCAAACGATTAGATGCTCTACAGTAGAGTTCTATGGATTAGGTATGACAATATTTAATCCATCAGAACGACACGTTAGCCTTAGCAGGTGGCTAGACTTTAATGGTCCTAAATGTAGTAAGGAAGATTTGGTATTAATCTGGAATAACCTACCCGAATGGGCTGGCACTGCTGATAGTGCCGAACTAAGAAGTAAGGTAGCTATTCTTTATCAACAACTCATTGAGAAGGAAACAAAGAAATGAAACTATACAGCTATGATAAGTATTATCCTTTAGTACATCCTTCGTACCACAATGCAAGTCTTCAACTCTATAACAAAAAACTGGAGCTATTAAATGTTGAAAGAGAAATTCTTAGAGAAATTAAAAGGGTTACTAAAGCCTATCACGACATGGAATATGAACTTTATCTTCTCAAAAATAAAGAGCTTCTTATCGAAAGACAAATCAACGATCCAACCCTCGACATCTACGCATAAGGAGAAAACCGTGGAAGATCTAAAAGGAAAACTAACTTATAATGTTACTTTTATGGTTAGTGCAACATTATGTTTATCTGTGTTAGCTATGATCTCTGCTTTTTGTTTTGGTTTATATTCCAGACAAGTAGAGGATGGTGAGATATTTAAACTATTGTCACCTGCATTTCAAACTATTATTGGTGGATTTATTGGTTTGCTTGCTGGTATTAAACTTTCTCATGACGAGCATAGGAACACAAAATGAGCTTACTGGATAATTTAAACCCCCTATTATCTATCGGTGGAAAGATCCTCGATAGGGTATTACCAGACCCAGCGCAAGCATTTGCTGCTAAAGCTGAACTACAAAAGTTAGAACAGACGGGTGAGTTAGCTAAGATGGCTAATGAAACTAAACTGTATGAAACTGAACAGAACAATTTAACTCAGCGCATGCAAGCTGATATGGCTAGTGACTCATGGATGTCTAAGAATATAAGACCCTTGACTCTAGTTTTCCTTTTAATAGCCTATTCTGGATTTGCTATTGCATCTATATTTGATTATGAAACCCGTGGAGCCTATGTAGAACTACTAGGTCAATGGGGTATGCTAGTTATGTCCTTTTATTTTGGTGGACGTACAATGGAAAAGATTGCAGACAGGGTTAAGAAATGACAAAGCTAAGTGAAAACTTTACACTCGAAGAAGCTACACATTCAGACACGGCTGTTCGGATGGGTATTAACAATCAACCAGATGAGCGTCAACTTGAGAACATGAAGAAGGCGGCTGAAGGTATGCAACAGATACGTGCTGTACTAGGTAAACCTATCAGCGTAAACTCTTGGCTAAGGCTACCTGAAGTAAACGTAGCCGTTGGTGGATCACGAGTATCCTCCCACATGGATGGTTGGGCTATTGACTTTACATCGTCCTACGGTAATCCGCTAGCAGTATGCAAAGCTATTGAAGCTGCTGGAATTAAATTTGATCAGATGATTCACGAGTATGGTCGTTGGACTCATATTTCTTTTGCACCTGAAATGCGGGGTCAGAAGCTAACTATTTTCCGACCTGCAAATAAATACAAGTCAGGTCTATTAACCGAAGAAGAATATAATAAAACTTAATCGGTACCTATTAGTAATAAAAAGGATATCTTATGGCAACACCAATTACAGACCTAGGTAAGGGAGGTCTCAACACAGACCTATCCCCTTTAATTGTTCCTCCTAATGTTTTTTCTGATGTACTCAATGTTCGGTTTGATGATAATGCAGTACAAACAATTACTGGAGAAGCAGCATACAGGACTGTAGCTATTGCTCCTAACTATGGTATTCACTGGAAAAGACCTGATCAAGGTTATAACATCTTTGCTAAGAATGGAGCTATCGTTCGAGTAGATGCTGCTGGTAATACATCAAATATGTTTGCTTCAGCAGACGTAGTGTATGATAACAGTGATTGGCAAGGTACACAATTTAACGGTGGCTTTGCTATTATTGTAAACAACGGTCAAACAACACCTTTGTACTGCCTGTATGGTAGTCCCTCAGCAGGATCAACCTTTCAACCATTACCTAACTGGAACTATATTGCGGGTTTAGCTGTTACTGCTAAAGTAATAAGAGCATACAACTATTCTCTTGTTGCGGCTAACCTAACATTAACACAAGACGGTATCAGCACTTATGCTCCCGGAACTGTACGTGTCTCTGTTCAAGCCCCTACAGGTAATGTACCTCAAGTGTGGCAACCCGGAACCACAACAGACACAGCTGATGAGTTTGAATTAAGCTCTACCTCTCAAGTACTTGATATGCTTGACCTTAGGGGTAACATGTTTATTTACTCTGAAGACAGTATTAACATATTGTCTATTGGAACAGTATCTAAAGTAACCCCATACTCAAAGTCTTATGGTATTCTTGGTGTAGATTGTGTATGTGAGTTTGATGGTAACCACTTTGTTGTAGATCGTAATGATATTTATATTCACAATGGTTCAGGTAATATTGAATCTATTGCTGACTTCAGAATTAAAAAGTATTTCTTTAATAATTTAAATAAAGCACAAATCAATAAGGTACACGTAGTACGTAATCCATTCTATAAAGAGATCTGGATTAATTATCCTAAAGGATCTTCTACAGTATGTAACGAAGCTCTTATCTTTAATTATAAAAATAATACATGGACAAAGAGACAATTAGCTAGCGTTACATATGCGTTTAATGCTCCACAGAATTTAAATAGTACTTTTGTGTATGCTAAACAAGAGTTGTTGTTTACAACTACCAGTACACAAACATTAATTACTAATGATACTTATCTTATGTACAATGGTACTACCTTTGTTCCATATAACTCTTATGTATCAAAGAAGATTAATACAGGAGATTTAACAGCTAGCTCCCTTATTAATTCAATATACCCTCTGTTTGATAAAGTATCTTCAACAGCAAGTATTAGTATTAAAGTACGTGGTCAAAATAATTATATTGATGAACCAACATATACCGCAGAGGATGTATTTACATTCTTACCTAATAATCAAAAATCACAGGGCTACAAGGTAGACCCAAGAGTTAATGGTCGTGTAATGAACTTATATATTACATCAACAGATTATTGGAGACTACCAATGATATCGTTTGATGTTAGACCAGCAGACAGGAGGTAATAATGTTTAATCCACCTATTACAGGGGATAAAGAGCTTGATGCTTATTTGTTTGATTTAAGTTTAAATATTGATGGATTGTCTGGAGGTACTGAGTCTAACCCTAATCTTCCTGCTGGAGATCCGGGTTCTTATACTTACCAGTATATCCATGTTAAATATGCTGATGACAATGTAGGCACAGGTTTTTCTAACACACCTACTCTTAAGCTTTACTTTGGTATTTTTAACAGTAGTTCTTCTATTGAATCAACTAATCCAGCAGACTACACTTGGTATAAATCTATATTTCCATTTGGTACTATTAACTTTTTATATTACCTTATTCTTGGTGGTAGAAAAATTAAGTTTGCTGTTAATACTTCTCCTCCAAACTATCATTGGAAACAAGACGATGGTAGTGCTATTGATCTAGATACTATTGTTCCCCCATCTACAATCTCTTTTAATGAGATTATGAATAATGCGGTTACTGAGCTTAAGATTGCGGCTAATGCTGTTACTGCCACAAAAATTAACGTAGCGGCTCTTGATCAAGCCTTCGGAGACTTAAGACCTAACACGGTATCTGCGGCTCAAATTGCTACTAATGCGGTAACTAATTTAAAAATTCTTGATGGTGCTATTACTGCTAACAAAACTGCTTTAGCTGCTCTTGATACCACATTAGGTAATCTTAAAACAGATACCGTTAATGCGGCTAATTTAGTTGCTGGTGCGGTGACTGAAGTTAAGATTGCTACTTCTGCTATTACAGAAACAAAGATTGCTTCTAACTCAATTACATCTCCTAAGATTATTGCTGGAGCAATTATCGCAGATAAGATTGCGGCTAATGCGGTTATTGCAGATAAGATTGCAGCTAACGCAATTACATCAGACAAGATTAGTGCTAATGCTATTGTTGCAGGTAAAATTGCAGCTGATGCTGTTGTAGCAAACAACATCCAAGCTGGCACAATTACTGGTGACAAGATTTTTGCTAACACTATTACAGGTGCTAACATTGCGGCATTCACTATTGGTGCTCAAGCTATTGCGGCTCAAGCTATTACTGCGGTTAAGATTGAAGCTGGTGCTATTATTGCGGATAAGATTGCGGCTGGTGCCGTAACAGCAGACAAAATAACAGTAGCAAACCTTGCGGCTCTTACTGCTAATATGGGTACACTTACCTCAGGTGAAATTATTGTTGGCTCTGCTCCTTCGTTGAGTGGTACAACAATGACTGGCTCAGGTACGCACTTATATTCTAATGGTACATTTGTTTTAGGTAATCCAACAACTAACGTTACATTTAACGGTTCAGTGTTAAGTCTTAATGGCAATATTGTTGCTAATGGTAACATTGTTGATGGTGCTATTACTGGTAATAAGGTTGCTACTAACGCTATCTCTGCAGATAAAATTACAGCAGGAGCTATCACAGCTGACAAGATTACTGCAGGAGCTATTACAGCTGACAAAATAACAGCAGGAGCTATTACAGCTGACAAAATAACAGCAGGAGCTATTACCGCAGACAAAATTGCGGCAGGTACTGTGTGGACTAATAACCTTGTTGTAGGTTCTTCTCCAGATATTTCTGGTACTAGTATGTCTGGCTCAGGTGCCAGAATTAATAGTAGCGGTACATTTGCTATTGGTAATAGTTCTACTAACATTACTTACAATGGTAGTGCTATGTACCTTAATGGTAACGTAGTTGCTACAGGTAACATTAACGCTAATGCGGTAACAATTTCTGCAAGCGCATTTACTGCAGGAGAATCTAGAAATACAGCCTTAGGTGTTTGGCAAGATATTCAATCAGTAGTAATTACAACATCAGGTCAACGGGTTTATATTTCAAGTTGTGCTACCCCACTTGTTGGAATTTACATTAACACTGAAGGTGGAAATTCAGCTATTTATCCTATTTTTAGACTTGCCAGAGATTCAAATGAATTATTAAGAGCAGATCAAGGATCAATGTCTTTTAGCGAAACCCCTAGTGCTGGAACTTATACTTATAGCCTTCAATGTTTTACTACAAATCCGGGTGCTGTTTATTATGTTGAACCTCTTGCTGGTGGCTCAAATAGATCTTTATTTGTAATGGAAACAAAACGATGAAATACTCAATCTATACAAACAATGGTAAAATAATTAAACTTGTTGATTGTAATAACATTGAACAACAGCTTTCTGATGGAGAGCTTTATATTGACGGTTGGTTTAATGATTCTGAATACTATATAGAAGATAGTCAAGCAATACAAATGCCTTTTAAACCAGATCAATATTCTGTTTTTAATTACACAACAAAGCAATGGGTTGAAAATGAAAGAATGGCAATTATAAATGTTTCTGATAAAAGACAGAAATTGCTTTATTCAACTGACTGGACTCAAATCCCTAACGGACCTTTAACTCAACAACAACAAGAAGCTTGGGCAGTATATCGCCAACAACTTCGTGATATACCTGAGCAGTCTGGATATCCATTCAACGTAGTGTGGCCAACACCACCATAAATAATATGAAAATAATTCTACTAACCCCCGACCAAACAGTTCAACATTGGTCTGTTATCTCAGGATATCTGAGTAAAGTAATTGAGCATAGCCAAGGAGAATCATCACTTACAGACTATCTTAAGAAGATCCTCAATGAATATGTTCAATGTTGGGCGGTAGTAGATGATGGTTTAAATATTATTGGTGTTGGTCTCACTCAATACTTACAATACTCTCAACACAAAACACTTCACATCATTGCTTTTTCTGGTAGTGACTTTGAAGAACAATCTAAGGTGTTCCCTACAGTGGAACAATTTGCCCGTGATTCTGGCTGTAAAGCTATTGAACAATGGGGTCGTCCAGGATGGGCAAAGGTACTACCAAAGTATGTATCTGGATTTAAAGAAGCTTACGTAGTAATGCGAAAGGATTTAGAATGAAATATAAAATTAATGGTTCTATAAAAAGGAACTACGGTGGTGGTGGAGGTACTAGTACAGTAAGTAGTATTCCTGATTGGGCGCAACCCTACCTACAAAATGTTGGTAATGCTGCTGAAGCTGGTTATAGGTCAGGTGATCTAGGCAAAGTAGCTGGTGCATCAAGACTTCAATCAGACGCTTTTGGTGGTGGCGCTAATCTTATTGGTGCAACAACTACAGGTGCTGCTGGTGCTTTGAGTGATCAATCAGGTCGCTTGGCTAACCTTGCTTCTACTGGTGTTGATACATCTGGCTCTGAAGCCTTGATTAGTAGTGCCACAGGCTCTATGGCTGACCAAGCTAAACGACTCACTGGTATGGCTATGGCTCCTAGTGCTGAGACTCTTGCGGCTCAAAAGTCAGGTATCTTACTTGACGCACAAAAGAAAGTCTCAGGATTGAATACTGGTTTTGGTCAAGCAGGTACATTAGGTTCTGCACGACAAGCTGTTATGCAAGGTGCTCAGAACGCTGAGACTACAGGTCAGCTTGCTAAGGTTGATGCTGAATATGAAAACAATATGTTTAGAAACCGACTTGCCGCTGAACAAGCTTTGGCAGGTACTCAGACAGGTACTCTTAATGCCGCTACTAACTTGGCTAATCTTAGGTCAGGTGATGTTAGCACACGTCTTGCAGCTGAACAAGCTCTTCAGGGCGGTGCATCAGCAGGTGCTAACATTGTTAACACAGGTGTTGGTAATATTGCTAAACTTGGTGGTGAACAACGTGGTATTGATCAACAAGGTCTTGACGCAGGTTGGCAAGGTCTTCAGCGTTATGCTTCAACTATCTATGGTAACCCTGCAAGACAACAAGCGACTGGAGGTAAATAATGGCTGGATCACAAGGTATGCCAACTTCAGTGGCTCCTCAACAAGGACAACCACAATCTACCCCCTCGGTGTTTAATATGGCAAATCAGCCAAGCGCTGATATGATGAGTCCTGCTGTTATGCCCACTCAACCCTCTATGGGCGGTGGTAAAGGTGCTGGACCAATGCAACCCCAAAAGACTGCTATGGGTACTCCTATTGTTTATGGTAATGTTTATTCTAATTCGAATCAACCATTTAATCCATCACCAAACTCACCCTCAATAACTAATCCAACAGTAACTGAAAAACCATATGATGTACTTCAAGACCCAAGCTTTTATATGGCTGCTGACGGTACAACAAGTGTTCCTGGTTATGCTATGGGTACTACTGGTGTAGATGATCCATGGGATTGGTCTAATAAAGCCCCAGTAGCTCCATTAGCTGTGACTATTAAACCTTCTGAAGCAGTAATACCACAAGTTGTTCCTGATCAAACAGAACAACAACTAGGTCAGATGGCTATGGGTATGGGTACTAATGCAGCCGCAAAGGGTATTGATGCCGCATACAAAGCTTATAATGCACCATTGACAACTCAAGCAGTAGGTTCTATGGGAACTACCGCTAGTGGCGCTCCAGTGGCATTAACTAACATAGGAGCTTTGTCTGCACCTGCCGCATCTTCTATGCCAACAGCTATAGGCGCTATGTCAACCCCTATGAGTGGTGCTCTTCTTCCTGCTAGCGGTTTGGGAAGTGTCGCTGGTGCTGGAACAGGTATTGCCGCAGGATCTGCTGCACCTATTGGTGCTACTATTGGTTCAAGCCTAGGCACTGGTCTTGCAGCTGCTGAAGGTGCTACATTAGCTGGAGCTGGAACTGCAGCCGCTGGAACTGGTGCTGCTGGGCTCGGCAGTGCTTTAGGTGCTGGTGGTAGTGCTGCTTTGGCGGCTCTTGGCCCTGTGGGAGCTACTATCGCAGCAGGGTTAGTTTTAAAGAAAATACTTGGATAAGGAAATACTATGGCACCATTATCAGGTAAACAACATAGAGAGTACCTCAAGTTCCAAAATAAAGAAGCTCGTGAAGCTTCTAAGATGGGACTTGACGAAATGCGTAAACAACAATTACATCAGATCAAACTCCAAGAAGCAGCCGCAAAAGCTAATCAAGGTTTAGGTCATAGACAACAAGTTAATAATGCTAGGCTTAAAGATATGGGTATTCCCTTACCTAAAGGTGCAAGTATTAACAAACAAAAATTAGGTATTCCTTCAACAAATCCTCTGGCTGGTACAGAGATGTTTAAGCAAGGACAACACAAGTTACCTCAATCTCCTATATTTAAAGCACAAGGCACTGATACAGTTCCTGCTATGCTTACTCCCGGAGAAGCTGTTATCCCAGCACCTGCCGCACAGAATCCTAAGAACAAAAAAGCTATTAAGCGTATGGTCCAAGAAGGTCGTAAGGCTAATAGGCTTCGTGACGGTGCTGTTAATATAGTTAATTCTGACGCACCAGCCCAAGCACGTTATCATGCAGACGGTACTAGTGATGTACCATCGTTAGCTTATCGTCATCCAGACGTACCCGGATCTTCATTTAATGACGGTACTGAGCGTGTGTTTAGCCGTGGTTCCGCTGATATGCAACATTATAATGATGGTACATATGGTGTAGTGCCACAGCAAGTACAGTCTGCTGTTGGCTACCAATATGGTACTGTTGATGCAGACATTGATGAAGAAAGAAAACGTCAGGGTGTAGTACCAATGGTTATTCAACCAGCTAGCACAGAGACAATCCCTATTTGGGATGAAAGAAGAGCCGAAGAAGGTGATCGGTTTGCTAATATGGTTGCTGTTGATAACAGACCTATGCGGGATATTCCTATGGTTTCTGCAGTAACAACTCCTGTTATGGATCAAACACCATCTAATGCAGTTATAACATCGAAAGAAGTCCCACCAGTAGTATTAGATACTTCGATTCCAATTAAATCAGTACCTGCTCCTAATGTTTCAGTTATTCCTGCAATTCCTGATAGGTTAAGAAAAGTTCCATTAGGATCACCTGATTCAGATGTAGTTTCTGTTACTAATAATCCCACAGTTGTTACTAGCCCTCTCGCAGTTGCTCCAGATCAATTAAATAAAGAAGAATTAGCTGGTCTTGATGTGGTTAACACACAGAATACACCTGCAACAGTTACTTCGGCTGTACCTACTACTACTACTACTCCGACTGTACCTTCTAAGGTAGACCCTTACGCTGGTATAGAGCCTACTCTCAGAAAAGATTTTGAGACAGACCCTGTTAAAGCAGCTAGAAAGATTCGTAGTGTATCTGAAATTGTTGAAGAGTTAGCTGGAAAACAAAAGACAGAAAAGTCTTTTACAGACTCGTTAGCTAACTTGTTTACTGCCAGTGGCTTTAAAGAAGAACTTGGTTTAAATAATCAAGATATTATTCGTATGGCTATTTCTACTGCTGTTGGTGCTAAGAAGTTTGGTGTAAATCGTGCGCTTGCTTATGCAGGTAAACAGGCTTTTGAAGACTCTAACAAGCGAAATGCACAAGCACAAGCTGAAGCTAAAGCGATTCGTACAGCCGCTGTTCAAATTCGTGGTCAAGAAATTCGTGATGTTCGTAACGCAGAAGATGCTGCTGCTCGAGAACAACGTGATATAATTCGTGAAAATGCTCGTGCTGCACATGAAAGATTTAAAGCAGAGCAAGCAGTTCGTATGCAAGAGATCAAAGAGAGGTTTGAACGTGACAGGGATATTTTAAGGTATCAGCAGGATATGCAAAAAGAAGCAATGCGATTAACAGCCCAAGACAATCGTATGAATAAAATGTTTGGTTTCCAACAGGCTTTAATAGATTATAGAGAGGATAAGAAACAGAATTCTCCTAACGCTATAGTTGAACGTCTTTCCGCAAATATTCAGAAAGCATCTAGTGCTGTTGGAGAAATTTTAGATCGATCGTTTGGTGCTGATAACATCCAAGGTAAGGCTAACCCAAATAGGGAAGGTTTCCCAACTAAAACACAAGCAACTCAGCAAGTTGTATCTGCCCTTGCTAATGCGGGTTATGATATGTCTAACCCTGATGTGTATATGCAAGCCACATCAGTTATTAACTCGGGAATTGAAAAAGCAATTGCAGATAAAAAGTCTGGTAGAGTAGATATTCCTAACGTTACTCCTTATATAATGAGTAGCATAATGCAACAACGTTTAAAGATTCCATCTGAATTACTTAATGTTGGTAAAGATAATAAACCAATGCCAGCTGAAAAGTTAACGTCTTTGTTTAAAGAAGTTAGATCTTTAGCTTTAGACCCAGAGACAGGTAAAGTTAACACAACAAAAGAAGCTGAAATTGCAAATGGTATTTTTGCTGAATGGAATGGTCCTAACGGTAAAAAGCATCGTGCACAATTTAAAGGTACAGAGAACGAATCAGCCTTTGCACAATTTATGCAAGCAAGTTTAACTAAACTTAAACAGTAAATAAAGGAAAATAAATGGATGGATATTTAGACAACCTAAGAAAGATAATATCAAGGAAATCAGATTTACCAGGAGGTATCTCATTAACGGATGCTGATACCGTGGTAACCCCTTCGGGGGAATCCATCCGTCTTCAAGGCATTAGTGCAAGAGAGACTGCTAAACTTCCTGATGATTTAAGTAAAAGTAAAGGCGCTCAAGCGGGTGCCTATACCCAAAGTAGATTGATGGAAGACGTTATTCGTGAGGGTAACTTTACTACACCAGTACTTACACAAGATAAATCTTATAAACGTACTCTTGGTGATTTAGTAGACCCTAGTGGAAGACGTCTTACTAACAAAGCATTAGAAATGGGTATTGTTGATCCAACAGCCGATACAACTAGAGATCAATACAACTCTATGTACATGGGTAATCTTGACCGTGCTCAACGTAGAGTAGATAAGCAACCTACAATAGCTGACAGTTTACTTTTTGAGCTTAACAAAGAGCGTAACCCTAATGGGTTTATGATGTCTAAGCTTCAAACAGATACTGCTGGTATGTATGGTCAAGCAAAAGAACAAGGTCTTGACGAGTATTTTTCTGGTCCATCTATTATCAGAAAAGGTGAAGATCGGTATGGTAAAGCTATTTCTAATTTAAGCAGTGGTTGGGATCAAGGTAAACTTCAAGCCGCTAAAAGCGTGTATGGTATGTTTGATCTTATTGCGGATAAAACAGGTAGCGAATCATTTAAAAACTTTGCACAATCAGGTATTAATGAAAATACCTCTTTGTTAAGAGACATACCTGAATTAAGAAGTGCAGAGGCATTTAATGATAAAGGTGAGTGGAAATTAGATACACTAGGTAAGTTCTTTGATTGGACTGTAGGTAGTGCAGCTGCTTCTGCTCCTCAAATGTTGACTAGTATTGTTGCTGTTATGGCTTCACCAGCAACCTATGGTGCTTCTTTATCAATTCCATTTAGTATGTACACAGGTCAGGTATACAACGATCAGAAGAATAAGAATGCAACTGCCGCTGTTGCTGCTGGTTTTACTATGACAGTGCTTGATAAGTTATCATTGCCATTTATTCTTGGTAAAGGTAAAGACATTACTAAACAGGCTACTCAAGATTTAGTATTGAGAGAGCTACAAAAGACAATGACTAAAGAAGCGGCTGAAGAGTTGCTACGTAAGTCTATGACTGAGTCTGTTAAGGAAGTTAGTACTGCTTTCAAAACAATTTCTGGTGGTACGCTTAATAAGATAAAAGGTATTGGAGGAGCTACTGCTTCTGGTGCTTTGGTTGAGAGTGGTGTAGAAACACTACAAGAATTAGCTGGTTATTTTGGTGAGCAAGGTAGTTTTGATTTACCTTCTTCACCAGAAGAAATGACAAAGCTAAAATCTAGATTGGCAAATGCGGCTGTTGGTGGTGCTGTATTAGGTGGTGGATTGTCTGGTGGTCTTAAGACTTATTCAGTATTAACTGCACCAAGCGATGTTGTTCCTAGATCATCAACTGATGTTGAGTTTAGAGAAAAATATATTAATGATATTAATGAACAACGTGTAGCTTCAGGAGATACTCCTATTGTTACAATGCCTTCTACTACAGACGTTATTGATAAGACATTAGAATTACAAGAGAAAAATCCTATTGAAACATCGTTAAATGCTTTAGCTTCTGCTGAGACTGCTAAAAGACAGACTGAAGGTGTTTATGCTAAAACAATGTCTGCTATAAAAGATAAAGGTATTAGTGGTTTATTTGGTAAATTTTCTAACATTATAACTAGTGATACTAAACATAAGAGCATTTACTCAGCTACATTATCTACATTGTTAGGTAGTTCTACTGCTGTTAATGGGGCTTCTATTGAAAACCACCAAGCTATTTTAGAGTCAAACATCTTTAAAAACTTTGGTAACATTGAAAATTTTATTTCTGCTTTTGGTGGTGTATCTGCTACAGAAGCTTCTCGTATTATATCTAACCCTACTGTTGTTAATGCAATATCAGAGTTAGCTCGTATTAAAAGAGATTTATTTGCTACTTCTACCAGAGATATCGCTGATAAGATGGATATTGATTACGGTAACTTTGGTAATTTTAAAGATTCTATTATTGATTATGCTGATAGAATAAGTAATTTAACTAAAGCATACAATCAAGCTACAGGTAAAGATTTGTCTGTTAGACAATTCTTAGAGTTTAAACCATTAGATAAAACAATTGTGTCAAAGAACTCTGGTCAGTTTGTCAGAGACTTACAACAACACTTAGGTATGAACTATGCAGATGCAACTGAATTAACTAATGCAATACTAGATAACAAACAAGTTAATAGTTTTGAGGATTCACTTGATGAATTGCTTAATGGTAATGCAGAAAAGATTAAAGATAAGCAAGGGTTAGAAGCTAAACTAGCTCAACCCGGAGTCAAAAGTTTCTTTAATCAGTATATGTCTCATAACATTATAGATAACGCTTATTCATTAGCCGCATCGGGTGCTGCTTTTAATACTAATAAAGAGTTAATTGGTAAAGATGGTTCTAAGCTTGCCGCATTAGTTCAGCAAATGAAAGACAATGGTGACATTGATGATGTACAAGCTAGTTTTATAGCTAAAGAAATTCAAGATGTGTTAGCAATGCGTAATGGTGAATTCAAAGCCATTACTAATCCTTATTTAAAAGGTGCATTGAACACTCTTAATTTCTTATCTACTATTACTGCACTACCATTAGCCGCTGTTAGTTCTACAGTAGAGTTTGCTCAGATATATCGTAACCTAAATAGACCACAAGCCGCTAAAGCTACATTGGCTTTACTTAAAAGTACAGGCAGTGAAATAGGTGCTTTGTACAGAGAGATTGGTAACAAGCTTACTGATAGAGTTCTTATTAAAAATGCTAAGATTAGAACAGACTTGTCTGAAGCAGGATACCTAAGAGAAGGTGGTGTTGGTCATCGTAATGACATTCTAACGTCATATTATTCTAAATGGACTGACGGGTTCTTTAAGTTAACTGGTTTAACTTCTGTAACAGCTATTACCCGTAATGCTCGATTAGCTATTGCAGCTGATGCTATACAAAATTGGTTGAATGTTGTTTCTGAAGGTACAGGTACTGAACAAGAAATAGCAGATGCTAAAGACCATTTAAGACGTATTAACGTTGACTATGAATACATGATGGCTATTAATGCTGATACTAAATCTACAGAAAAATATGTTATAAACAATTTACAACAGGCTACATATAACTTTGTTAATGAAGCAGTTATTATACCTACTATTCTTAATAGACCTAAGTTTTATAGTGATCCTTATCTAAAACTGTTTACTCAATTTACGGGTTATACATCAGCATTCACAGCAAATATTCTCCCAAGATTAGTAACTGATATCCGTAAGTCAGGATCAGATGATCAAAAGAATACTGCAGCTGTTATTGCTATGATGCTTGCTTTGGCTATGCTTTCTTTGTATATTAAAGATATGATTAAGTATGGTGAACATCCACCTGAGTGGGTCAAAGAAAATAAAGAGTTTTTAAGAGTTATTAATGCAATGGGTATCTTAGGTTCAGGACAACGGATCTTTGATCAGATATTCCCATTGATAGAAGACAACAGAAAGAAATCTATCACAGATAAGATTGCCGAACAATCCGCACAGCTCTCATACATCAAGAAGGTTGAAAGAGCTTTAGAGGCACCAGAAGGTAAACGGATTGAACAGGGTGCGAAGCTGCTTCCCATAGTTGGAACAAGTCCCGCTTTCGCTAAATACTTACAGAAAGAGCTAGGAGAATAAATGGCAGTTAATATTAACACAAGCAAAAACGTACCTACAATACCACGTATTGCAGATGATTTGCTTCAACAACAGATCAACGAAGCTAATGCTCGTATGGCGGCTCAACCCCCTCGGCAAGAAGCAATACCTAACCCTTCAGCAATCTTTGGTGAAGAGGAAGAGTTTGTTCTTCCATATAAAAAGTCTCCATATGTTATTCCAAGAAGACTTTCTGGTCTACCTCCTGATGCAAAGTTACTTGCAGGTACAGATGTTCGTATGCCTTCAGAACAAGAGGCTATACCTACGGACCAAGAGATTATACCTACAGAGCAATTATCTGAGGATGTCCAACCTGAAATGATAGAAGAAACACCACAAGAAGATGGTGGGTTTGGTATGGATAGCTTTGCTATTGAAAGTACTGATCAAGACTATTACAGTAAACTTCAAGAAGAACGTAACAGGCAAATGGAAGTAAGGAAAATCCTTGATCCTTCTCGTTTTGAAAATGAAAATGATATCAGAACTGCTTACGGTGAAGGGGCAGTTAAAGCTACAGAAGCAGGTGCTATTATTCGTACTGCTATGAATATTACTAATGGTCTTAATGATCTTGATGTAGGCTTATATAAAGAGGGTACAACATCTAATGCACAGCTTAACGGTCTTACTTATCTTAAACAGGGTACTGGATTAGATACTAAACAGATTGGTAATGCCGCTACTACTTCTTTTATTTTGTATGCTCCTATGTTATCAGGTGCAGCATCTCAAAAAGACGGTGAGATCATGTCTGCTGAGGACAATGCTGATATTGATAGCTTAGACCAACTGATAATGGATGACGGTGATGGTGCCTTAGATAAGGTAGCCGTTAATGGTGGTCTTAAACGTGACATGGTCCAAAAGGGTTTAGGTCGTTTGTTTAAAAAGCTTTCAAAAAGTGTCGGTGATACTTATTGGGGTAATACAGAACGTATTAATCAAAACATTTCTAATGAGGCTGCTGGTGCAACCATTGTTCAAGCTTTAGTTGATAAGGGTTATTTGGTTGAAGATGTTAACCCAGATGGTGTTGAGATTCTTAGACTAAGTCCAGGCTTAGGTGCTGACTTAAGATACAAGAGTAAAGGTATGCAACGTAGTGTTACTGGTGCATTGTCAGGTAAAGCTCAAAAGGCTCCTCCTACTGAAACAGGTGCTTATCAAGGTGCATTACAAGATGTCCGTGAAATGGATAAAAAGAAACAAGAGTACACTGTTACACAACAAATGGCTGAAGCCAAAGGTGCTGTAGCTAAAGTACCACTCTTTATTTCACCCGTTAAAGCTTACTTTGCAGCTCTGTTTAATGAAGCTATTCTTGGTCATGTTAAAAACCCAATGAACCCAGCACAATTAGATGTTATGGGATTGTTAAAGGTATCCGAAGAAGATATTCAAGATGCTTCTGCTAATGGAAACAAAACATCTGCAGAAATTATTGATCAAAAAGTAAGCAATCTTCAAACTGAATTAGGTGACATGGCAGCACACGTAGCCTATGGTGGTCCACAGTTCTCTACTTATTGGGAAGACTATGCTACCCATCGTATGTATCAAGATGCAACTGACTTTAACCCACAACGTAATAAGTGGACTCGTGCATTAACTGTAGGTAAGTCTTCTCCTATTATGCTTAATAGTAACTTCCATAATACAGGTGTTAACAAAGCAACTGCTGAAGGATTCTTTAGCAGGATTGCAGGTAAAGCTCGAAATGGTAATTTTACTTTGTCAGCAGATGAAAAAGAATTAAGTTTCCTTACAACACTTGGTCGTGTACTTGATTCAAGTAGGTCTGTTGGTATGTCATCTGAATCTATATTGTTGCCTGACCTGTTACAAACAGTAACACCAATGTTTATTGCTGAAGCAGCTGCAAAAGGTAGATTGTTACGTAGTATTGTACCTAATAACACTCGTGAAGTTGTTAATGCTCTTGGTAAACCAGAAGGTCTTATTGATAAGCTTACTCCTGCTCAGAAAGGTGCTTTAGATAACTTCCTTAAAGAAGCAGATAGAGACGACTGGGGTTATAAGCTTCAGGCGTATCTTGATGCAGCTAACTATTTAGATGCAAAAATGAATGGTACACCTTTCACACCACGAGTTACTGTAGCTCTTGATATGAACTCTGCTGGTCGTTCGTTCTTAGCCGCTGACGTTGGTAACATGGATATCTTAAGTCGTGTTGGATTAATATGGGATAAGTTTGTTGATAGAGTAGACGATTTCTTTACTGATACATTACCTAATGAAAAGGGTGATCCACGATACTACTTTACAACTGTAGCTTTAGATACAGGTATCTCTGCTGCTTTTGGTGATGCTAAACAAGAGAAGATTGATAAATTTAAAATGTTGCTTGCTAAATATGGTGGTGCAGGAGTTGCTGGTAATAAGCAGTTCAACAAAGACTTTTCAAAGAAAGTCTTGATGACCACTGACTATGGTAAGCCAGCTAACTTTCACATTGCAGAAGCTAAAGCCTTTTTAAAGAGTCACCCTGAATTTAGAGATGAAGCAGTAAAGTTTTATAATGGTGATGTAGATGCTTTAGCCAAAGACATCAATGAGATTTATAAAGCAACTTTAAAACAAACAACAGACGCTTGGCAGTATGTGTTGCCTAAGAAGATGGTTAAGTTCTTACAGATGTTTGGTCGAGTACCTAAACCAATTGGTTACTACAATGAAAACATTTCTATTGGTAGATTTGGTACTGAGCCTACAGGTAATATTGTTCAAATCAAAGGTGCAGAAGGTAAACGCAGACGTATTATGGAGACTATGAGGATGTTTGATCCTTTAGCTCCTGCTAAGGCTAAAGGTTTAAGGCTAGACGATGGTTCATTGTTCATACCTGAAGAAGGTTCTGGAGCAGTTAACCAAGTTGGTCCTACATTCGGTCAATATCGTGAGTCAATTATTGTTGCTGAGACAGCAAGGTTACTTAATGGTAATAAAACACCAGCGAATTCTAACTTTATTATTCCTGTATTTGATAACTTTATTGTTGACTCTATGAGCTACCCATTTGTTCATTACGTAGCTAATAATATTGTAGCCCCTAATGTGTTTAGTTGGAATATGGCTAAGGGTTTTTCTCTTGATTTCCGTAAACAACTTAGAGAAGCTTTACCTGAGATGATGAGTTCTAATGAGATTATTGTTGGTCCAGGATCACCTTACAAAGGTATCTTTACTACTATTGATCGTGAATATAAGTGGTTAAAAGATAAACAGCCTAATGAATTAGCAGAATATCAAAAGACTTTAAAGCAATTTCTTGAAAGTAAATCTTCTGGTTATATACCTCCAGGTCCTAATAGACCCGAGTCTACACGTTTAACATCTCAACAAGCAAGAGCTTTAGTAAAAGCTATTAGTGATTTTTATAACTTTAATGATAAGCTCCAAGGCGTTGATGCTTGGGATAATTTAAAATATAAAGGTATGCGTGATTCATTCTTAAAAGAACTTGTATCACGAGGTAAAAAAGGATTAATTTACTTCTTTACTTGACAAATAAAAAACCCCTACTAGGATAATTCCTAATAGGGGTTATTTTTTTTTTTTTATTTCAATAGTTGATTATACATGTCTAATGCTTGCTTACGATTATTACTAGCAAGCTCTTGAGCTTCTGTCTTGGTGTAAGGCATACCCGTTTTATCGTTAAGAACATCAGTTAAACCTGTTGAACTTTGTTTATATACTTCATTAATTACATAAGGACCAAGGTCTTTAGTATAAAGAACATTGTCAGGAATATTAATACCTACATCCCGCATATCAATTTGGAAGTCATGGTCATCATAATCATGACCTCTTAAGGCTTGTACGTTATAACTTTTCATTTAAAACTCTTTCCAAGTGTTGCTTTGACTTTCCAGTTAAGCTTGGACAAGTCTTTAATATAGTCACCAACAAGTGTAGCTAAGCCACCATAGCATTGTATATCAGCTTCATCATACAGTTTTTGAGCATGATCAACTAAATCATCAAAGTCTTGATTTAGCCATGTAAACATTTCTTTACTTGGCTTTCTAGCATTATCACACTCTGCAATATCAGTCATACTAAGAACTTCTTTAAGAGAGCATGGTACTCCCTTGTCCATCTGACGGATCTGTTCACCAAGCATATCATGTTGTGCCCACAAGAAGTCATAGATCTCTTCTAAAAGAGCATGATCTTGAGCAAACATAGGGCCTTCCACATTGAAGTGATACCCATGAGACTTGTAGTATGTCACAAAGTTATCAGCATAAAGCTGTGTAAGCATTGTAATCAAATTATTACTTTTGGGTTGAGGTGGTGTCATTGCCATATTTATTTCCTTTAATTAGTTTCTTTTCAATATCTGACTGATATGCTCTTACTTTATCATTCCAGATATGTTCCTGTAGAGTCTCAGGGTTCTTTTTAATACCAAATATAGCATCCCAGTTGTCTCTTACCAGCTGTTCATTCTCTCTACGTCTACTACTACCCTTACCCATAATAGCCTTTACTAAGATTAAACTCGTAGGACTTAACGTTTTCACCTAGGATATACTTACCCCATACTTCAGGTAATTTTAAGCCTTGTAGCTCAATATCGTACCAATAGGCTCTGTCGTCATATAAGGTTTCTTCAGGAGTTTTATAATAATCAGGACACAAGTCCTCAATATCGTGTTTATTAATCATCATCTTCCTCGCTTAATAATGCGGCTAGACTAGTTGGTTTATTATTTTTCTTTAATTCAAAATAATAGTCTGCATTATTATCAATAAAGTCTTTAAATAAAGTTAATTCTTTAATTAGTAATTCCAATTTATCATACTTTTCTTTTAAAGATTTCTTATCATATATGTGCATATCAAGCTCTACCTTACGATAGCAGTCAGATATACAGATAGTACCGTCCATAGAGTATGGGCTGATATCTACGCTTGCTTCTATTAACGCTGTACCCTTGCTTTTATTAAGGAATTTCCTTGAATAATATCTGGGGTGTTTTTGTTTAGCCATGTTGTGTCCTTGATTAGAGAGTGGTAGTGGGATTCGAACACCACATTCCGAAGCTTATACATCCTCGATTTTACCAGTTAAAATATACCACTGTCATTATATCTGTGACTCCGTAACGGTAGAGTCGGACCGAGGGTTGCGGGGAAGGGAGTCGCACCCCTGACCTATGGATTATGAGTCCATCGCTCTTCTACTGAGCTACCCCGCTTTATCTATTAGGTACCTGCTAAGAAAGGTCTTACCTTATTAGCGTCAAAACCTACTGATGTACGTAATACCTGATCATTACTATCTACAATAATCATTGTAGGCACTGAACGAATACCGTAGTATGATACTGAATCTTTATTATCTTCGATAGGCATATTAATTAATTCAATCTCAGGGTATTCAGGTAAAGCTTCTTTAAGAACTTTGTCTAGTTGCTTACATGGTTGGCACCATGCTGCAGAGAATTTAAGTAGTTTCATTAGTTACCTTTAAACAGTTCTTCTTTAAGCAGATATCCTTCAAGAGACCAGAGCTGGTCAATAGCATTTTCAAACGAATACTTTTCTCCAAGGGCTTGGTTGTACCTTGACTTATCCACACAGGCACTTGTGCCAATGACTACGTAACCGTTCTTCATGAACACTTGGCAGATAGTTGTTGTGGTTTCTGGTAGCAGAGTATACACTGACTTCTCAATCTTAGACATGATATGGTCAATAGTTACTGATGTACGTGGTTTTTCTTTGGTATCGTTCATTGTTTACTTTCTAAATATTTAACTGCCTTGTTTAAACCTTCAAGAGTATCCCCAAAAATACCAAGACCTTTGTTACATTGACCACAGAGAATACCTCTTATTTTACCTGTAATATGATCATGGTCTACTACAGCACTTTGTTTAGTTGCTTTGCCATCTAATTCTACTGGTGTATTACAAATAGCACAGCAACCATCTTGATCTTCAATAAGCCTATCTCTTTCTGGAGAAGTAATATTGTATTTAGATCTTAGGTGTCTGCAGGTATTACATTCTTTGTAGCGAGCACTATATTCTTTTCCTGTTCTATTAGGGTTATTAATAGAATAAGCTGTAGTTTCGTTATGACATCCTATATTTTTGCATTTCATTTAAATCTCGCATCCTCCTGCGGTGCAACTTAAAGTCTGCACACCTTCCACATTGTCACGGTCTTCATAAAACAAATCCCAGTTAATAACAGGTAATGTATCTTTGAGGCGATGATAAACTGACAAATCAATATTTTCATATGGAGCTTGTCGATATGTTCCACCGTCATCAGGGAGGAAAGAAATACCTGTGCATTCATTGAAGTGTTCATATACCCATGCTCCTACTTCCATCCACTCGTGGTCTTTAACTGAGATAGTTACTGAGGGCTTATGCTCACACCAGTAACGCTGATATGTCAACCAGATATTGAGGTGTTCAATAGCTGTAAGATCTTCACGAGTAAATCCTGGTGAGTGTTGTGGAAAGCTAAACACAGTAGTCTGATCAGGCTTCATAACGCAGTCTTCGTTAGGGATACCTTGAGAGATCAAGAACTGAGTCAATGGATCTTTCTTATCCTGACGAATACGTCTGATATAATACTTAGCATGTCCAGCATGGATACCGCTGGATGTCTGTGTAAGTTGTGACACAGTACCTTCAGGCTTAACACAGGTAATAGCGGCTGACTCAGGTACACCCAAGATAGCTGCCCACTCTTTGTTAGTCTCACGAGCTACATCACGAAGTTCTTCAAGAAGATCTCTTAGTGGATAGTGAGTACTGCCACGAAGATAAGGGTTGTCAAGGATACCAGTCATAGACACACCCAAGAGACGTTCTTGGTTGGTGTTAGTACGCCATACATCACGAAGGTAAGGGAAGTCAGTTAGTGTAGACTGCATAGTACCCATGATAGTAGCTAATCGAACTTTAGTCTTGAGTGACTCAACAGTATCTTCAGGAGACACTACTATAGTAGACAAGTTACAGAACTGATATGGCTTCAGGATAATCTCTGAGCAAGGGTTAGTACCATAATCAACCTTAGGATCTCTGCGACCCCACTTAGCGGCTTGTACTTGAGAAGCTTCACGGTTAAAGATACCACGTTCACCTGAGTGACTGTTGTAAATGTCCAACCATTCCTTCATGAACTCACCGATAGAAGGTTTGCTGTTGTATACTGCTGAGTTGTTAGCCAATGCACGTTCACCGTGGTTTTCCCACCATGCACCTGCCTTAGCTGTGGCATGATCATAGTCACCTAAGTCACCAAGGGAAATCATAGCTGACCTACGTACACCACCTACCACAACTACTTCACCGATCTTACACATGATATCATGAGCTTCAATAGACTTAAGCTTACGACCTTGAGCAGCTTTAAACTTATCTACTGTATACTGGAACAAGTCAATCAGTGGACCCGGACCCGAGGCACGACCACCAAATGTTTTAAGTGGCGCACCTGCTGGACGAACGAGCGACACATCCCATTTAGGAATAATACCCTCATACAACATTCCAATAAGCATTTTATAAGCTTCACACCAACCTTCTTTAGAGTCAGCTACTACAATAGTGTAGCCAGTAGCCTCAACCATTGTAGGAACAACGGGTAATTGGTTAACATAAGCTTGCTCACAAGAGAATCCTACTCCTGTACCACACAAGAGGATATACATAGCTTCATCAAAGCAACGTTGATTATCAACAGGAAGGTAGCTGCAGTTATAGGCTGCAACGTGTGTTCGTCTAAGGGCTTCACCAGCGGTCATAATAGATCGCATAGAGGGAAGCACTGCTAAGTTATTAATGCTGTTTCCTAGGAGACCCCAGATAGAGTCATCCTTATTTACTTTATCTTTAAGTTGTTCTTGAAAGAAAGATACCCAACGGGCAGATGTTTCATCCCAATTCTCCCTACGTTTTTCTTCAGGTAGGTAACGGGCATAACGGGACTTGGCGATAAGTTGTTGATAAGAGTTCATGAGTTCCTTGTTGTTAATTGTTGTCTGGTATTAGGTACCGACTCACTGTATTACTATTAACCATAGTAATAAAAGTATTAATAATGATAGTGTCAGCAAAAGAAATACTCCGAATTAGTTACTTCAGAAAGGTTTAAGCTACCTAGTTCTGGTTGGTTAAAAGTAAAAGTATCCTTATTATTCATAAGAGTATCCTGTATGATATCAAAGAAGTTTTCTACATCATACTGTGCAATGAAGGTCATCTTAGTTACTTCTTGAAGGAAATCAACTTCATCCGCATGTGTACTAAAGCTATCATGGACTGCTCCAAAAGAGCCGTTAAAGCTGACGATAGTATTTGCCATGTGAGCAGCATCATATGAGTGAACAACGTTAGGGCTGATACCAGAAGCAAAGGAACGTCTGCAAGGAACACGTTCACCAGTTTCTTTGTTGAGTACGTCAACTTTAATAACGTGCATGACTCGTCCGTCTTTATTTCCTTGGATACCTTTGATAGTTCCTCTTTGTTTCCGTTCATGCTGTAAGTAAGCCTTGTATACCACTGGGAACCCTGATGGGGTTGTCCACGAAAGTTGATTTCTTCCTGAGTTAAGTTCATGTTCTGCAATCTTCTGTAAATACTTGGTTGTCTTAAGTGGTCCTGCACAGACGGTGTTAATAGCCTTGATTAGGTTACCTGCTAATATATCACACTCATTTTCAGTAATGTTATATTTAACAGTATAACCTTCTACGTGACAGTCATCGTACATATTCTTTGCGATACGAAGTTTACCTGCACTATAAGCACGAGTCATTGAGCCTCGTTTAGCTATACCCTTACGAATATGTTTCATAGGCATATCTTTAGCTTCAAAGTACTCAGGCATAATGTTGATAAGTTCTTTGGCTACTGCTACGTAAAAGTCTTTTTGGATAGGTGTAGGAACAAGTGATACTAGTGTACCAGCTTGTTTGTCCTTAGACATAGCCGCTAAGTGTTGCCAACCGTTATTACTACCATCGATAGGTATAGGTAGACCAGACATAAAGGGTTTACCCTCCATGACAGATCTTTTATATCCTAACAGCTCATTACAACAGGCTAAGAAGCTGTAGGCTTTCTCAGCGTCAGGATGAATATGTTTAGTACGGGCAGTCTGGTAGATAAACTCTATGTTGTTATCTACCCATGCAACTCGATCTTCCAATGTCATCTTATCTACAGATATAGTGTCAAGACCTTCTTCAGTTAAGTAAGCCTTGTAGTCTGTGGTAAAGTAGCTTGGGATGTTACCAATAATAAATGATTTATTAAAGCAAGCTGCTGTATGTACCTTGATCCAGAATAAACCACGTTCAGTAACCTTCTTCTTATTAGCAAACAAGAACAGGCTACGAGCCAAGTCACTACCTTGGAACTCTAAGAATGATTCTGCATAGTACACTCGACCACGGTAGTCACAAGAGACTTCCTGATAGAATGTTCTGTTGCCAATCATCTCAGCCTTCTTAAGTACCTGAGTGTACTCAAAGTACTTACTCATCATACGCTGTAGCTTGGGATCTTTCTTACCAAGGAATTTAGTCTTGTCTGTATGGAACAAGTTCTTAGGTAAGTCTAGGTTTTCATGGTGA